GTCCCAGATGGAAATGGCGGAGTTATTCTAGGAAACTCAATAAATTTTATTCCCTAATGGAGTCCACTTCAAAACGAGCAAAAGTAGGGTATGTGAAAGGGGGTCCTGCCAGACGCAATCGTCCCAGCGTCCGTCGTGGCAGACGTATGCCTGTGAGAGCTCGAGACTTCGGGCTCATGACGCAACGCGCCAACTATGCCCGCCGTCGTGCGCTTAATCTTGTTAACTCTCGCACTGCCGGCTTCCTTGGTTTGGAGAAGAAATTTTATGACACTACGGTCAATGCTAGCTCTATTGCTGCTTCCACTGACGCCACCGGTGGCGTCATTGACCCCTCCAGTGTCTCCTGTCTGTCTGCTCCCGCCCAAGGCGATACGGAGCAGAATCGCGATGGCAAACGCATTGTTATTAAGAGTGTCCAAGTTCACGGCTATGTCACTACTGAGAGAGCCGAACTCGCAGGGGATCCTTGTCCCCCTATTTGTGTGTTTGTTGCTCTTGTCCAAGACACTCAAACAAATGCTGCTACTCTGAACTCCGCCGACGTCTTCAAGAATAACGGCGGCACTGCTGTCAACGGGGTTATTCCCCTTCGCAACCTTTTGTATGCCTCCAGATTCAAGGTTCTGAAGTCTTCGACCTTCGTCCTTGATCCCCCAACTTTGTCCAATTTTGCTAACGACTCGTTCTCTGTGAGCGGTCGTGGCATTCCATTTAACTGGTATCTTCCGTGCGAAATTCCCGTGAATTTCAATTCGGTTACCGCCGCAGGGTACACTGCTGTCGTAGACAACAGCCTGCATATCGTTGCTTATGCCACTACCACTACCTTCACTCCGAAGCTGCAGTACAATGCTCGTATCCGCTTTATGGGATAGAGCCAAAAAAACCAGTAAAAAAATAATAATGCGTAGGGCTGGCCTGTATTCAGACGAGCGCGACAGCTGGGGTCCTGATGACCCCGTCTCCCCCAACAGCTGGTTTCAGCTGGCCAACTCTCGCACTGCCGGGCTTCTCGGCATAGATCACAAGTATTTTGACACCTCATTTGAACGCACTCAGTTCCCCATCTTTAATGGTTATCCAACCAATGGCAACCTGGCCTGTGTGACCACCATTGGTCAAGGCCCCGCTAGCTACCAGCGCCGCGGCCGCACGTGTACTCTCACCTCTCTTTCCCTTAAAGGCATGCTTGATGCCCCCGGCAACACTAGTTATACTGCACCTCCTGCTAACAGTCTTGTTTATATTGCCGTCGTTTGGGATTCCCAGACCAACGGCGCGCAAGCGCTTTCCCAGGATGTTTTCACGAATATCAATTTCAACGAGTGGGGCCCTGCTGCTGATGGCCCAAGATTAATGCCTGTTGGCCTTCAGCGCAATATGCTTTCTGAGCCTCGGTTTCATATTCTCGCCGAGCGCGTCCTTGATCTCGGTGTTCCCCCCACTACCTATGGCCCATCTGGCTTTGCCTATTCCCCCATCTTTAAGCCGTTCCATATTGATGTCCCTCTTGACATTCCCATTAGCTTCACGGAAGGTGTGGACCCGGATATTGCTAATGTCATCGACAACTCCCTTCATATCATGGCCTTTGCCCTCCAAGGAGAGGGAACCTACATTACCTGGGCTTGCCGTATCCGCTTTTATGGTTAGTGCGGCAAACGAGTCGTTGTCCGGGGGCTTGACCCCCGGACACGACGAGCAGTGGACCCGTAAAAATTGGCGGGAAAATTTTAAAATTTATTTCTTTGTTGCTTTTTGAGATGCACTGACATAGCTTGCGTATGACCTGCAGATCAGCACGATCTCTTTAGGATCAATGTGCCATTGACTAAAGTATGCCTCCAAGTCAGGCTGTTCTTCAGCCACCACACTACCTTCCTCCGGGTCGTATTGACCTCTCGCGTAGTACGTGTCTGGGAAGGGTCGCTTCATCCCTTTCCTTGCTTTCGGCACCTCCAGCATCGATGGTCTGCTAAACTTCTTAGCATTCGCCCTCGAAATGCGGTCCACGTTGTCTGCCTCCTCCACATCCATCACGTCACTCCTCACTTTGTAGGCCACCGGTGTGACAACATCATCATCGAAGAAAATATCTTGTTCAGCGGGTTCGTTGTGATCACCATCCGAAGAAGGTTCAGGTTGAGTTCCTTGCATAAAAGACATAATCCACCCCCCTACTAATTATTTTTATATTCCCCCCTCCCAAAAATATTTTTGTCCGTATTCCAAAAATAGAAATTCCAAAAATAGAAATTCCAAAAATAGAAATTCCAAAAATAGAAATTCCAAAAATAGCTATTCCGAAAAAAGACACACTAAGGTAGGGTCTCTTTGCCTCCGTAGGGGCACTGTCTAATTAGGGGAATCAGGGTGGGGGCGGCGCGAAGCCCGCCCTCACCCGCTAGGGCAAGGGTGGGGTGGGCTAAGGGCTCTAAATAGTTTTCCCCCCTTGCCCAGAAGTGACCGTTCAGTATTACCGGTCACTTCTGGTTTTAACCTCTGGTTTTTTTTACATAGGGTTCTATGTCGCAAAATCGTAACTGGTGCTTTACTGTGAACAACCCGGAAGGGCAGCTGGAGCCGGAGGCGGATGGCTGGTCTGTTCACATCTCTTACTGCACGTGGCAGCTTGAACTTTCGGAGAGCGGCACGGAACACTTTCAGGGCTACCTGGAGTGCATTGGCAAGAAGTCTCTTGCCCAGCTGAAAGCTTTGGCTGGCTTGGAGACCGCGCATTTCGAGGTCCGCCGTGGTAGTCAGGCCCAAGCCATCAACTATGCCCAAAAGGTTGACACCCGCATCGAGGGCCCCTGGGAATGGGGCGAGATGAAGGAGCAAGGTAAACGCAGCGACCTAATTGACATGAAACGTCAGATTGACCAAGAGGCTGCGCCTCTCACCCAACTTTGGGATAATAACTTTGGTTCCATGATTCGTTATCACAGGTCCTTTAAGGAGTATAAGCGTATCAAAACCCCCAAGCGTGACTGGCTCCCCACCATTATTATTATTATTGGACCATCAGGGGTCGGAAAATCCCGTTTGGCGCGACAAACCTTTCCTGATGCATACTGGAAACCCAACAACAAGTGGTGGGACGACTACGACAATCAAGCCACCGTCGTCTGGGATGAATTCAAAGGCCACTACCCGTTTCAAGACCTTCTTCGCGTTCTTGATTCGACTCCTCTCACTGTTGAGACCAAGGGAGCCTCAGTCCAGTATGTCGCCGACACAATCTGTTTCACCTCCAACTTTCACCCATCCGAGTGGTACAACCCGGACACCATCCACTTTACGTGGGAAGATTCTCCTCTTCGCCGTCGCATCAGGGAGTTCGGCCATATTATCGATCTTACACCGCCTAGGGTACTTGGGTTAGTCCCAGATGGAAATGGCGGAGTTATTCTAGGAAACTCAATAAATTTTATTCCCTAATGGAGTCCACTTCAAAACGAGCAAAAGTAGGGTATGTGAAAGGGGGTCCTGCCAGACGCAATCG